CGACCCTATGCGTAAGATGATGATGATAGCAGACGCACCCCATAGATTTAATGTGCTTAGAATAGACCATATAGATAATAACGTTCCAAACAATCCAGTCATAATGCATTGGACTGGTGAGAAAGGTAATGATGAAATTAGAAGGCAGATGAAAAAATAGTATGAAGAAATTATACATACTTGGTAATGGTGATAGCGCACAACTCATGCCTGAGTCAATTCGCCTTGAGCGTGAAGGAAAACTTATTGTGTGCAACTTACCTCCATTTGAAGTTGATAATGTGTATGCCACTTGCATTGGTGACTTTAAAATGATGGCAGCACTTACTGAAGGCTCGGTAAATCTTGATGGATACCAGTGGGTTCTTGCTAACAGACCCAAAACATGGATGGACTCTAACCCATCTTTTTACATAAAGCATTCTAATCATATCCGTGAGTTCTACACACACGTTCCGTCTTACTGTGACTTGGGTGATCCAAGCCTAGCAGCGACTAACTTTAATTGTGGGCATCTTGCAGCACACTATTCTGCTAAGAGACATCAACCTGATGAGATTCATATGTTTGGATTTGATTCAATATTTGATACTAACATGCGTTCCTACACAGATATTGTATTGTCGAGCGACCGCGCTCCCTCCAATAACTACAAGTTGCTGGATAACTGGCGACCCATATGGAATGGAATTTTTAAAGAGTTTCCCAACATAACCTTTTATCTTTATAACTCACATTCTAATGCTAAAATAAACCTTCCTAAAAACGTCAAAGTAATGGTTTCTCGCCCCAAGAAAAAGACTTGACTTCTCATTCTAAATGCTTATAATATAGTATTGAAGTTGAGTAATTCTCAACAATATTAGAGGAAATTATTAATGCCAATAAAAGAAGGACTTAGACCAACTTATGCTACAGTGATGAAACATCTGTATCGCGGGATTGTAAGCTTATCTTTTACAAAGAAAGACGGGTCTCTAAGAGAAATGAACGCAACGCTAGTTACATCGGCAATACCTGCGAAGCACCAGAAAGAATCTTTACCTAATGACCCTACCGAAAAGGAAAATATTTTGGTTTGGGATGTAGACCAGATTGGTTGGAGGACATTTAAAATGTCTACGATTGAATCATATGATGGATTGGTAAAATATCTATAATGAGTAAACTTGAGATGGAACACCTATTAACCCCAGCACAAAAACGTGCTAATAAACGTGAAGCAAAAAAACGTGCCTTACATGAAGAGATGGGTTCAACCCTAAATGTCAAGAAACCAAAGGTCAAGCGAAAACGCAAACCTATGACAACAGAGCAAAGAGCAGCAGCAAGTGAGCGACTCGCACTAGCAAGAGCGAAACGCGCACCAGCAAAAAACTCATCAGTTCACCCGGACGTTCTTGCATTGCCTGATGAGCATCCTGTTAGTTATGTTAAAGTGAAAGAATGGTTGAAATATAATAAGGAACTTCTTTCTGGTCTAAAGGCGCAAAGAGATTCTAAAGATTCTAAACAGCGACAAGAGTTTCAAATTACAGAAGCATATGTGAAGAATATAAAAATATATATAAAGGACGGCATATGGTTGGATCACCGCTTTGGTAAACTTATGGAAAGTTCAACAGGAAATATATGCCTAGCACTTTCATATGACACAAACGGTAATGTGCGTAGGACGGTCGGAACTTTCTACCCAGACCTCGGTCTTGAGTGGACTAATGAAATGGACATAAAGGAGTAAATCGAATGAGTAATAATGAAGAAAGAAGTATACAAAAAGTAGCAGTAACACCAGAGGTAGTATTCAACGCACTGGTTGAGTACCTACTTTCTAGACCTTATGGCGAAGTCTCACAGTTGATTGATGCTATAAAAGAAAGTGTGCAAGTAATTGATGCCTCTCGAATAGAAACCGAAAATGTAGAAGTGGTGGATATGAGTCAACAAGAACCCGATCAAGTGAAAGACGTAACCAAAGAGCAAGGCGGTACTATTTGATGAATGATAACCCTACTGAAGAAGTAGAGTTTATGACAAAGGCAAAATTCACCAAACTTATTGAGGGTGTAGTTTGTAAGACTAAACTTTCACATATGGATGCTATTATTCACTTATGTGAATTACATTCCATAGAAGTTGAAGACTGTAAAAAATATATTTCGGTCATCATCAAAGAAAAATTGGAAGTAGAAGCTATGAACTTAAACTACTTCCCTAAGTCAAATGAGTTACCAATTGGCGAATAAATTTGGCGGTATTATCACCGTCATTAAACCAAAAATTTGGAATAGACTAGGCATAAATAGGTTATGCCCAGATAATCTGGATTTTTTGAATCACTTAATACACAAGGAAATATTATGAAAACAACTTTAATCTGTGGGGCAGTCACTGCCGCATTATTCGCTGGCAATGCTATCGCTGGTGATTTCTCTGACGATTTATCACTAGACGGTTCTCTTGTCGTTACATCCGACTATCGTTTCCGTGGTATCAGTCAATCTAACGATGATGTTGCAATGCAAGGTTCCATCAACCTTAACCATGTATCTGGTTTACACGCTGGCGTTTGGGGTTCTTCAATTGACTTTAATTCTGTCGGTAATGATGAAGCAACCCTTGAACTAGACTACACTGCTGGATATACATTTTCAGTATCTGATGTTGCGCTTGATGTAGGTTACATTTACTACACCTATCCTAATGATGGTAGTAATGATAACAATGACTACGGTGAAGTTTATGCTGCTGCTGATTGGAAAGGCGTTGAAGTAGGTGTTAACTGGACTGATGATGGTTATGCTAAAAGCGGCAAGGCGACATATGTCTTTGCTGGATACAGTCACCAATTTGGTATCGTAACTGTTGGCGCACAAGTAGGTGAAACTTTTTTAGATACTGCCACCTTTGCTAATGGTGATGACAAGTACTTTAACTTTGAAGTATCTGGTACGGTAACTTTACTAGAAAAGTTGGATGTAGAACTTGCTTATGTCGGCACTGACTTGAGCAAGAATGATATTGGTGGACTTGACTGGGCAGAAAATGCTGCGGTCGCTACTCTTACTCTTAATCTGTAATCTCCTTGACTTCTCATCCTGAATGCTTATAATAGTATGTAATGATTGAGAAGTCAGAGTGTAGTAAGCGACTAGGGAACCAAATCCTAGTCGTGTTTAGTAAAACATATTTCAGTTAATAATAGAAGGGCAAAAAAATGGATATTTCCAAACTAAAATCAAGACGAACCGACATCACGGCACTCGTTGAAGCAGCAAAAGAATCAGCAAGTGGGAGTAAATTTGAGAAAGAAGATACTTCCCATATCTGGAAACCAACAGTAGATAAAGCAGGAAACGGTTACGCAGTAATTCGCTTCCTCCCAGCAGAAGCAGATGTGCCTTGGGTACGCTATTGGGATCACGGTTTCAAAGGCGATACTGGTAAGTGGTATATCGAAAGGTCACTGACCTCTCTCGGTCAAGCAGACCCGCTCGGTGAACACAACGCTAAGTTGTGGAACTCTGGCAATGAAGATGACCGCGCCACAGTTCGTAAGCAAAAGCGTAGGTTGCACTACGTTGTTAACATTCAAATTGTTAGCGATCCATCTGCACCACATAACGAAGGTAAAGTTTTTCTTTATCAATTTGGTAAAAAAATCTTTGATAAGATTCAAGACTTGATGCAACCACAGTTTCCAGGCGAGACTCCCTGTGACCCATTCGATTTATGGAATGGCGCAGACTTTCAACTGAAGATTCGTCAGGTTGAAGGGTATCGAAACTATGACAGGTCAGAGTTTAAAGCACCATCTCCGTTGGCAGAAGGTGATGAAGTTCAACTTCAGGCAATAATGAATCAGATTTATGATATCAACTACTACACTGATCCTGCAAACTATAAAACTTATGACGAACTTCAAACTAAATTGTTTGAAGTTTTGGGTGAAACTGCTCCACGCACTGTGAAGGAAGAAGTCGCGTTGGATACAGTAGCGGAACCTGTTGCTCCTAAGACGGTTGCACCTGCAACTGCTGATGCGACAGATGATGCTGGAGATGATGACGCTATGTCTTATTTCCAGAAGTTAGCTAACGCTGACTAGTTCCTATCCAGTCTAAGTTTTAAGGGATGGCGTTAACGCCATCCCTTTTTTTATGCTAAAAACTTGTATAAATAAAGACATGAATCCTTTTACACATTACGGTGGTCAGTTAAGCGAAGAAAATATTTCTCCGCGAAGTGCTGCCTCGCGTGAATGGTTCCTTGATAAGATAAAAAACATCAGTGAAAGAGACTTTGATCAGAATACCCTGATAAAACAACCTCCTCTTGTGAGTTCGGGTAACCCTCTGTCGGGCAAGATGTATATGTTTTGGTATAACCCAAAGGGTAAAAAGACTCTGCCATACTACGATGCATTTCCACTTATCATTCTTTTAGATGTGGGCAGCGATAATATGACTGGGTTAAATCTACACTATCTTCCTATAAAATTAAGACAAAACTTGTTTTATGGTATGCTAAATAAAGTCAGTAGTACTCAGTTTAACTCAAGGACTTATATGAAGATAACGTATGATTATCTAAAATCAAGTAGTGACCTTGGAGCATTTAGACCTTGCTTTAAAAGGTATCTGACAAAACAGATAAAGGGTAGAATTGTGAATGTCCCCGCACAAGAGTGGGAAGTCGCAGTTCATTTACCAACATCATCATTTCGGAAAAAGGATTCCGAATATATCTATAGAGAAAGTAGAAAACAGATTGGGAACTTTTAATGGCAGACTTTAGCATAGATGGTTTTAGGGGAGTATTAGCAAAACAGGGTGGACTAGCTCCATCTAATAAGTACAGAGTGGAGTTGCCTCCTCTTAATGAATTAAAAAAGGCAAATAGTACAATTGAAGAAAATGAATATGTGTCATCATTCGACATGAATTATCTTTGTACTACCACGCAATTGCCAGGAAAGCAGTTGAATGTGTTAAGCAGAGAAATTGGGATAGGAACAAAGTCAATCGCAAATGGTCAGGTATTCGCCCCCATAAATCTTACCTTTTATTTGACAGAAGAATATGAGATAAGAAAGTACTTCCAGTACTGGATGGAATGCGTGGTATCTCAAAAGGTTGGAGAACCTATGTATGCGGGGTATTATAAGAATTATGTCTTACCTGTTAAAATGTATCAAATGAATAAGGGCCAACTCGCAGATGGGTTAAAGGACTTATATGGCATAGAACTAATAGATGCATTTCCTACTAGTATGGAAATGATTCAACTAAATAACCAAGCACAAACAGCACCTTTAGAGATGACTGTATCGCTGTCATACAAAACTTACAACATATTATAATATATTATATTGGAGAAATATTATGGGTTTACCCCGCGTTAATGAAACACTGAATTTTAGCATGACAATACCGTCATCTGGACAGAAAGTAAAATACCGACCATACTTGGTCAAAGAAGAAAAGGTACTGCTACAGGCATTTGAATCAGAAGATGTCGTGACATGCTTGCAAGCAATGTGCGATACAATATCTGCATGCTTGGACGAGAAAGAAAATGTTGATGTCATTGAACTGGCAACGTTTGATATTGAATATATGTTTACTCAACTCCGTTCTAAGTCGGTTGGTGAGTCATCAGAAATTTCAGTCAAGTGTAATAACACTGAATGCAATGCAGCAAACAAAGTATCTGTAAACCTAGAGTCTTTGTCTGTCGATGTCTCATCAGTTGATAAGACAGTGAGAATCAACGACCAGTTCAGTGTAGAGATGATGTATCCAACTTACAAAAGCATGCTGGCAAATGAGGAAGCAAAGTCACCATCGAATACCCAAGACCAGAATATGAACGATGTTCTGGAGATGATTGCAGGTGCTATCGTTGCTATTATTACAGAGGACGAAAGGATAGACTGTCGCGACCAATCACCAAAAGAAGTGATGGCATTCCTTGACTCAATGACTGCCTCGCAGTTGCAAAATCTCTCAACATTTTTTGAGGACATGCCAACACTGAAACACACGGTAGAGTTTGACTGCAAGGAATGCGAGACTCATAATGAACTAGTACTAAAAGGTCTTAGTGATTTTTTCTAATATCGCTTAGTCATGACAGTCTTGTAAATCATTACAAGACGAATTTTTCCATGATGCAGCATCATGGATATAGTCTAAGCGAACTGGAGAACATGCTGCCTTGGGAACGAAGTATCTACATAACACTACTGATGCAATATATTGAAGAAGAGAACGAAAGAATAAAGTCACAGAATAATAACTAAAGGTTTAGACATGGCTGACGA